TGCTGTTTCTTGGGTGAGGAGAGTTCTGCCGCACAGTAATACCCGTGACCCGGAGACGGCAAAACCGCCGCTAAGAAATCTAGCGGTTCCATGAATGTCCCGAGTTATTCGTTGAAGGGCAGCGGCAGTTGGTTGGGGTTGGTACGCGCCCGTTCGTGCTCTTTGTCTCGCCCGCCGTTGTCCACGCGGTAGACCAATTCGTTAATCACTTCAGACGGCAGCACGCCCGCCTTGTCGATGATGGCTTGAATCTGCCTAGCGAACTCGTCGTCGCTCAGGCTTTGATACTGAATTCCTGACATGCTTTGCTCCATGCTTGTTCGTTATCGTTGGACTTCATCAGAATCTCCAGCAGTTGCTCAACGGCAGGCCGATAAGGCGCGAGCACGGTGTTCTTGCCAGTGATCCAGTTGTATACAGTCTGACGCGATGCGCCCGTAACCTGGGCGATGCGGATGACCGAGAAGTCCAAATGTACGGCCCAACGCCCGAGTTGACTCCCGAGCGTTTTGGGTGATGCCTTTACGGCCTTAACAGTCTTGACTGAATAGGACATGGTGGAAGGGGGCCGAAGCCCCCGGTTGATTACTCATCGTCCCACTGAGCCGCGAGCTTAGCCAGATTCGGCTTGCCTGCGGTTGCGGGTTCTTCCGACTTGCTCTTGCGCTTGGTCGGCGGGGCGTTCTCTTCTTCCTCGGCTGCGGGCGCCTCGGCCTTAGCCTTGGGCTTGGTACCCTCCAGGGCCAGGGGAGCCGCGACCTTGTCCGTCTTGGCCACCGTCATGGTAACGGCGCGCTTGGCGTCTTCGGTCTGGCCCTGGCGCACAGAGCTTTCGTACTCCTCCTCGGTCAGCCAACGCATCGGCTTGAAGAAGAGCTTGGGTGCCTCGGCCTTGGTGTCGAACTGCATGCGGGTGACCAGCGTCTCGGGGCTCACGCCTTGTGCGGCGAGGTAGCGAGCGTAGGCTTGCAGCGGGCGCTTGTCGCCTTCCTCCTTGCCGAAGATCGACGTGGCGGGCAACTGCAACTGCATCACGTCGCCGTCAATATCATTAGCAAGAACAACAGCGAGGCGCTGACTAAACCGGCAGGCACGAGACTCGCCCATACCGGAGCCCTTGACGTTCTGGGGGCAGGTCGCGCAGCGATCTGATTGCCTGTTCGCAGCCTCGGGGCTAGGCGTCTCGCCATCCGCAGACCAGCAGTCCGGGCCAGAGAGCGTCTCACCGTCGTACGCCTTGGCGTAGAAGGTACGACCGATCTTGGGGGCAGCGTTGACGACAACCACGTCCAGATAGCGTTCATCAATTGCAGCGACCTCCTTGCCACCTACGAGTAGACGGAAGACGCCGCCTTTGATCGACACCCGCTTGCCGCCGCCACCACCAGTGCCACCTGCGAGGGACTTGGCGAGGTCGGACAGTTCGCCTTTCTTGGCGAAGGCGGGAACATTGGAACCAGAAAAAAGAGCGATGTTGCTCATGGTGCTTTCTCCTTAACGAGGCTTGGTAACAGCGATATCGAACTCGGCAGTATTGCTGAGTCCAGGGGGATGCAGGCTGGGGTTCTCTTCCAAGAACGTCTGCATGTTGGTTTGCGCGATGCGCTTCTCAAGCAGATCGACAGCGTCGTGCTCGATCACAAACTTCTTGAAGCTGTCCCAGTCCTGGGTGTAGTACCGGGTCTTCTCCTTGAGCGTGATCGTGCCGAAGTCGGTGCGAACAGACTTGGTACCGAGCGCCATCATCTGATCCTTCATGGCGTTCTTCACCTCTTGCTGCTGCTCCTTGATGTTTTCGATCTGCTTGTCGAGGTCTTGGATGGCCGTGCGCATCTTGGTGTACATGCGCACGAGCTTGTCCATCGGGATGGTGTCTTCAGTCATTGCTTTCTCCTTATCTTTGTGTCTAAGAGTATACAGTGTCCAGAGTCGATTACAACCCCCTTTCTTTAATTTCGCTGTTGAACAGGTCAACGAGCAGTGCGTTGTCGTCCACCTTGGCGGTGAGCGCCTTGAACATCTTCTTCTCCACGGGCGAGCCCTCGATGTGGATGACGGTCACCTTGTCGGCGTTCTGCCCCTTGCGGTCAGCCCGTGCGATGCACTGGGTGTACTGCTCCACGCTCATCAGCGGGCCGTAAAAGATCACCGTGTCGGCAGCGGTCAGCGTGATGCCGTGCGCTGTAGCCGCAGGCTGCATGACGAGCACCCTCGGGTTGGGCTGCGTCTGGAAACGCTTGATGATGTCGCCGCGCTTGGTGGCGGTCACGCCGCCGTGAATCTGCTCGTTGGCGATTCCGTTCTTGTTGAGGTACTCGCTGATGGCGTCGATGGCGGAGCGGAACAGGGCGAAGATGATCACCTTCCTGTCCGTCTGTTCGAGTGCTTCCATCAGGACGTTCAGACGCGGGGTAGCGTCGAACTCAACCACCTCCTTGTTGTCGGTGTAGGCCACGCCTGCTGAGATTTGCAGGAGTTTATTTAACGCAGCGGCAGCGTTGACTGCCGTGATCGTCTCGCCTGCAGCCATCACCAGCATCTGGGTCTTGAGCAGGTTGTAGTACTTGGCTTGCTGCGGCGTGAGTGGCACCTCGCGGGTCATCGTCACCACGGGCGGCAGGTCCAGGCACTGCGCTTTGCTGTAGCGGATGGCGGGCTGCAGCGCCTCGTACACCTTGTCGGCAGCGTCGAGCTTGGGCGCCCACTTGAACATCGTGATCTTGTTCATCACGGCATCGCGCCATGCGGTGTAGAACTTTGGCACCCCGTTGGGGTTGACCAGCTTGGCCAGACCGTAGGCGTCCACAGGACTCTGGGAAGCAGGCGTGCCGGTCATCATCCACAGGTAGGTGTCAGGCTTGAGGATGGAGTTAAGCGCCTTCCACCGCTTGGTCTGTGGATTCTTGTAGGCGTTGGCTTCGTCCACAATCACCAAGTCAAACCTACCATCGGCCTTGACCTCGTTGGCAATCAGGCTCAGGCCCTCGTAGTTGATGATGACGAACTCGTAGTTCTCTTGAATGAGTTCTATTCTTTTGGCTGCTTGGGCATGGTGCGCCACCACCGCGCTGCGATGGATGACGCTGTTACCCAAGTCCTGCATCCAGGCGCTGTGCATGATCGACAGCGGACACAAAATCAAAACCCTCCTAACGTCGCCACGCTTCATCAGGTAGTCTGCTGCCCACAGGGCAGATAGCGTCTTGCCCGTACCGGGATCGTTGAAGACGAACGCACGGCGGTGCAGCGTGAGGAAGGAGGCAGTCTCCTTCTGGTGAGACATCGGCGTGTAGCGCCCGGGCCACTCGTAGCGCCCATAGATGGGAGACGGTACGTTCTTCACCCCCAGGTTGCGCAGCACACGCGCTTCGTCCAGGCCCCAGTACACGGCTACGTCGTAGCCGCCGCCTTCACGGGGCAGCGCCTTGCTCTTGGGGATGAGGGAATACTTATCCGGGTTGCGCGTCTTGAAGACGAGCAACCGGTTCTCAACGACTTCCATGCTTTCTCCTGTTGTTACTTGTCTCCGCGATTGGCCTTAACGCTGCGCATGCGCAGGTTGGTCTTCGCGGAGGTGCCGCCCTTGCTGAGCGGTCTGATGTGATCTACGTCCTTGCCGTCACCCTTCTTGGCTGCACCCGTCTTCTCCATCACGCGCCGTGCCTTGACGCGCTCGGCTCGGTTGGCGATCTGTTCGGGCTTGCCGTGGTACTCGGCGTATTCCTTCTTGTAGTCACGCGTGGCCATGCTTGGCTCCTAGTGCTTGGGGTTGAACGTGCAGGTGGCCACAGGGCACCATCCGCACAGCGGGGACTGTGATGGGTTCCACACCTCGGTGGCGTGCGCTGCTTCGAGCTTGGCCACACGCTCACGGTAACGCCACCACGCCTCCTCAGCCTCACCGCGCAGCATGGCGTGGGTGGTCATCGTTTCCTTGACGAGAAAGAACAGCGCCGACTTGACCTGCCTGATGTGGGGGAAGTGGGCGAACACCATGAGAGACATCAAGACCAACTGGTCTTTATCCGGGTACTTGTTGTTGCCCGTCTTCCAGTCCACCACCTTGGCGGTGAGGTTGTCGTCGTCAATGATCAGCAGGTCGGCGATGCCGCGCACCCAGCGATTGGGGTCGTTAAAGCCACAAGGCTGCAGGTCCCGGGTCACACCCATCTCGTGCTCGAACAACTTGCGCCCGGGCTTGTTGAGCACTGCATCCACCACCGGCTTGAACTGCGCGTACTTCTCGGGGATGGGCGTGCCGTCCTTGCCGTAGTCCTCGATGGCCTTGTGCACATCCTTCCCGTAGATGGTGTGCGTCGTCTCTTGGAACGGGTAGTTCTTTAGAACCTTGACCTCGTGGTAGCGCCGAGCGCAACCCTCGAAATCCTTCAGGCCGCTGTGGCTCCACGTGATGTTGGTGTCTGTCATTTGAACTTCGCTGACTTGATGGCCTTGGCAAGGCGCCCTGAGAACTCGGTGACGAAGTGCTCGTCGTCGTGCAGGCGGTGCCCCATGTCGTAGAGGATGGCGTGCGTGACCTCGTGCCAGAAGGTGTCGTCGATCTCGGCGTCGGTGAACTTGCGCCCAGTGACGTTGCTGTTGACACCGATTTCGATGCGACCCAGGTCGTAGTAAGTGCGACCCATCGTCGCCTTGCGGCGCATGGACTCGACCACGTCAACGGAATACATCTGCTTGCCTACGCGGATGCGAACGGGGATGTTGGGCATGCTCTCTCCTTTGTTTAGTCTTTGGTCATTCCATACCGCTTGTGAACACCGACTCCCGCATCAAGCGGGATGCCCGGTAAATACGGCGGCTCCATAGTCATCTGCGCCAAGACCCAAGTCTTAGCGTAATCTTCGTCTCCTTCCGGTATCACGGCGATCAATTCGTCATGCACCGTGCCTACCAAAGGGTACTTCTTCGCAACCCTTAGCATCCCGTCTGTCATGACGCAGCGCGCCGTGCCCTGAACAATGTTGTTGGTGATCTTCCCGGCGTACAGCTTGATGCGCTTCTTGCCATCAGCGTACGACCACTGGGGTCGACCACCCTCGTCTTTGTCCTGGCGGAGATCAGGATACCGCATCGCCATGCCACTTGGCAAGATGATTTGCTCCTTGCGGAACGTGATGCACTTGTGCTTGTATTCCTTGCCCCGGTACAGGCTGTACTCGATCAGTTCCTGGCACAAGTTCCAGAACTCCACCACGGGCTGCGAGGCGGCTCGGTACTTGTCGATAATGGCCTTGGCTGCGAGGCAGTGGATGGCCAGTTCGACGTCGCTGCAGGTGTGCGGGATGGTCTCCATCTTCTTGAGGTTCTCGTCCCACTCAAGGAAGCGCCTGACATCCTCGCCCGTGACGCCCAGCACCCGGGCCTCGTCCTTGGTGTAGCGCAGCGGCTTGGCGCCCAGGAACCCCACCAGAAGCTGCGCAGCGAACGACGCCCAGCCCAACTGGTAGCCCGCCCCGATCAGCGCGCTCTTGGCGGCTTGCCGCTCCACGGGGTGCGTGTCCTTGGTCAGGCCGACGATGCCGAACATGATGGAGCCGAACTGGGCGTAGGCGTCGTTGCCCGAGCGAAAGATATCCAACAGCGCCGTGTTGTCCGACAGCACGCCGAGCACACGCGGCTCGATCTGAGAGAGGTCACCGGCCACCAGCAGGTGGCCCTCGGGCGCCATGATGGCGTTGCGCAGGAAGCTGCCACGCTTGAGGTTCTGCATGTTGATGGCGCTGCCCTTGCTCGCCGTCCACCGGCCAGTGCCTGCGCCGAAGTAACTCAGCGGGACCGGCAACCGGCCACGGTGCGCGATGTCGAGGAAGCGTTGTGCACGCGTGCGCTCGGATGTGGACTTGACCTTGAGCCGTGCTTGGCACAGCAGCATCACGTCTTCGTTGTCGCTGTTGAGCAGCGCCTGGAACAGCGCATCATTCTTGGCCAAGGCGTACGCTTCAAGTCCCGTGGTCTTGCTGATCTTCGTTGGCGGCTCGATGCCAAGAGCGCGCAGCGTTTCGGCAAATTTATCGTTCGACGCAAGCGCAGCCTCATCTACACCGAGCTTCTTTAACAGCCCTTCACGGGCTTCCCTTTCTTCTACGATGGCCGCTTGCAGCATCCCCTTGTCGAGTTCCAGCAGCGGCCTTGTGTACATCTTGAGCGTGATGTCGATGAGGCGCAGTTCCTTGGGCGGGAACCCTGGCATCAAGCGATCAAAGATCGCTTCGCACAGGACGGTGTCGTGTGCGCAGTAGTCAGCCAACTCGCGCTCAACCTCCTCGCTGATCTCGTCTAGCATCCCGTCTGTGCTGTGAACCGCTTGACCCTTGGGCGGCAGGCCGAAGTCTTGCGCCAGTTGTGCGAGGGAGTTGCCCACCTCGATGCCGCGCAGCGCGCGGGCCATGCTGAGCGTGTCGAAGATGAAGGCTGGTTGTATCCCATACACCCAACTCAAAATCGTCACGTCGAACTGGGCGTTGTGTGCCAGGACTGCTGTCTCTTCCCAATTGATTTCCGAAGCCCACTCGGAGATGGCTTCGCCTCGAACCCACATGGGGTATGCGTCTTCCCCCACTTCTTTCCAGCACAGGCCCCATGCCTTGAAGCGCGGGTCGCGGACGTACTCCTCGGTGGTCATCTTGGACAGGGTGTATTCCTTCCTGTCCCAGGCAGTCTCAAAGTCAAGCGCGATCACTCGCGTGAAAGGTAGGCTCATGCTTCTCCTTAGTGTTTTGTTTCTGTCTCAGTCGTTATCGCGTCCTCGATGAAGACGTTGAGCGCCGTGTTGACTATGCGCACCGACTCGTCGTATGTGGCGTTCAGCCCCATCGTGGTCATGCACTCGCCCTTCTCCAGCAGTATGAGCACGCCTTGCGTGTTGTCTTCCGAGAAGGCGCGGAACAGCGTCTTGATGGCGTGGATCAGCGCCTCCTTCTTCTCCGGCTCCATGTTGGCGACCTGCGCCTCCATGTAGCGTCCGTATTCATCGTTGTTCATGTAGTGGACTCCTAGCATCTAACCACCCCTGTAGTTCGTTGATGTTGTCCTCGTTGATCACGAGGGTCGTGCCGCCTGCCGTGCGTATCTTGAGCATCTCGGCTTCCTGCAGAGCGGTTGGTTTGTTCTTGCCTGCCTTGCACTCGATGGCCAGGAAGTGGCCGTCGCAGCAGGCGATGATGTCGGGGATGCCCACCCTACCGTAGCCCGAGGCCACGGGGAAGAAGTAGTAAACCCCATGTGCGTTGAGCAGTGCCACGCACTGCTTCTTGACCTTGACTTCAGGCGTCGCTGCCATGAGGAATCCCCATCACTTCTCGGTAGTCGAAGTTGTCGAGGAAGCAGTCGCTCAGCGCCACGGTTTCATCACCGTAGAACGCAACCTCGTCGTTGTAGGTGTAGACGTACTTGGGCACGCGGACGGCGCTGCTGATGAAGTCTTTGCCCTTGTCCGTCACGCGCCAGATGCCCGAGCACCGCTTCTTCGGATCGTCGTTGGGCTTGCGCTGGATCAGCCCCCACCACTTGAGGGTGGACAACTGGTTGGTGCGCAGCACATCCTTGGGGCCGGTGGCAGGCACGTCCACCCACCCGTCCTCGTCACCCTGCTGCATGTTGAGCCAGATCAGGGAGCGCGCCATCGTGCGGTTGATGCCCCGCTTGTAGATGCTGCCCCATCGGGTGCACACAGGGCAGTATCCGCCTCCGTGGCGTATCGTCTCGCCCCAGCGGCGACGCATCGCTTCGATTGTGGTGCTTATTTCCATTGCTTTCTCCTGTAGTTGTGGGTGAGGTTGAACATGAAGGTGAGGGGGTGATGCAGATTCCTAGCCCCCTCGGTCTAGGTAAACGGATGCTTGCGCAGCAAGTACTTTCCAAGCGGCACTGCGCAAGCGGCAATAGTGGGTCGCATCTGCAAGGCTTGCCACCGTTACCAAACCAACGCGCCGCCTATGAATTCTTTGCTTCTTCTGTTTCGATGAGTTTGTCGATGTAGTGGCGCGCCTTCTTCAGGTCTTGTATGCCACCCTTCAGTCGCCATCGGCTGAGGTACTTGACGGCGTTGCCATCCAAGTAGCCAAGATTCCAGTCAACGATAACGTCCCAGGTTTCGTATCTGAACTGCTTGTAATGGGTGCCTCCTTCCTGGCGATCATTTGCGCGTAGTAGGCTTTCTCCTGCCTTGATGTCCTCACTGCCTGCTCGTGGCGGTGCGGGTTGTTGTGCATGTCCAGCCGCAGGTCCTGCGGTGTCCCCACTGTCGTAAATCGAAACGCGCACGTCTGACACTCGTATCTCCTTCGCTTCAGGCCACCAGTTGTGGCTCTAACTTCAAGGGCGTGGGCTTTCGCTCCACACTCTGGGCACTGCATGATGTCAACATCTCCATGACTTTGATTTGCTTCTTCTTGGTTCGGTAGGCGGCTTGCTTTTCTGCGTCAGACTTGCGCTGACGCCGCTTGTCGTTGCCTACACCAAGTTTGTAAATCTTAGCCACATCACACCCTCGCCGGTCTTTCTCCCACCCGCTGATGTGGGCAGCGCCCGCACGGTGGAGTTCCCGTGTGTATTGGAGTACGGTCACGTAGTGAAGGCCCGTCATCTCGGCCAGTTCGGCACACGTGTATGTGCCTTCGAGGAGGAGCTTGATCAGTTGGGCCTGCGTGAGCGCGTTGATCTTGATCTGCCGCCTGCCTTTCTGGTTTGGTGGTACAGGCGTGTACGGCATCAACGACCCCACGCCCTGCACTGCTCGTCAATCCAACTGGCGTAGGCTTGCGCGACATCGTAGTTTTTTGTGCGTTGACCACCGGGCAGAACCCAGCCTTCCTCGTACACCATGTTGCGGCTCGTCTGCGTGGCGGTGCCCCACAGGATGCGCCCTTTGCCAACAGCGAGGTTGCGGCCATCGGCGAACACGCGTGCGCCGTCATCATTGTCTTTAATAGTCTTGGTCATTTCTGTTTCCTCAAGTTAATTAGTTCTTCCAACATCCGCTCCATCTGGTCTGCGGCGTGCAGGTGAAACGGACTTACGGGGATGTTGCGTGCGAGGGTTCTCATCATGCCAATGGTGACCCGCACTGATCTCTCAGATACCTTCTGTCTTGGCTTGGGTTGTGCATCTATCTGTGCCAGTATTGCGTTGTGATCGCCGCTCATTCCTTTCCCCTGTCTTTGAGTTGCCCCGGTTTAGGTGCCAACAGGAAAGCATCTAGCAGCGGGGTGCCCCGTGTGTACTTTTCTTGAGGCTCCGCAAGCGCGGCTCGGAGGGCGGTGATTGCGTTGTCAATGAACTGAAGGTTGTCGGGATGAGCAACCATGTCGCGCATACAGGCCATTGCCTCAAGCGCCTGCTGCGCTGCTTCTCGTAGGTTCATGTCAGCCACCCCATCCACGCGATGAACGTCACCACGGCAAAGAACAGAAAGCCCAGTGCCATCAGCATGAGGATGAGCCAGCCCAGATCGTCCAGGCCATCGTCTTCATAGCGTTGCATTTGTTTCTCCTACATCAGCGCCTCGGGCATGGCTTCCCATGCCTTCGGCTTTGGTTGTTTCCTTGGTTTGTACGGCTGACCCTTCCACGTTGGGAAGGGCCAGACCTTGGGCGGCGGGTCTAGTGCTTCTTTTGCACGTCGAGGGGCTTTGCGAGTAGCCATCGGTCACCCAGTTGTCGAACGCTCTTGACCCACTGCCGTTGGTTGTGGCGCTGCGTGTGGATAGGTACGTAGTCCACCGCGAACAACTGGCGCACCATCTTCAATGCTCGTGTCTTCATTCGGCTCTCTCCTCTTCTGTTCTTTCCGCTTCTTCAATGGATTCGATGTCCCAGTTGGCGTCGTTGATGTCGGCACGGTTATGCTCGATCTCTTGCCATGCCTTCGCTTCCGCTTCCTCCTTGGAGTAGGCGGCGACAACGATGGTGATGTAGGACTCGCGTTTGAGTTCGACCTCGTAGAACTTCATGCTCAGACCCTCCCGAAAAACAGCGCAGTGAAACGCTGGCGCCATGTGAGGTTGTAGTGCGGCTGCGGTACCTCGATCTCGATGTACTGGGTCTTCACAATCGGCTCCACCACCGGCGTGGTGGGCGCGGGAACCTTCTTCGCGTACTTGCCACTCTTGACGTACTTGCGCTTCGATGCGCCCTTGAGGCGCTCCAGCTTGCGCTCGTACGCTTTCTTGGCCTTGAGCTTCTTCGCTTTCACTCGGTCATGGTTCTGCACGCTGAAGACGTACTGCACCTTGCAGCCCACCTCCTCGGCGATCTGCGCGCGGCTCTTGGTTTTGTCTTTGAGAAGCTCGCGGATTAGCGCGGCCTTGTTGGTCTTGGTTTTAATGATGGTTTCGGTCATTGCTTTCTCCTTTGGTTGTGGGAAGTCCAAGTTTAGACAAACTCAACCGAGGGCGCAAGCCCCCGGAAGAGAAGATGTTGATAGTGGCTGTTGATAGTGAGCCTTCTCAAGCCGCAGCCAGAGCCAACTCCACCGCACGGTTCTTGAGCGTATCGCCCTGGCCCCACAGAGCAGAGGCAGTGCGGTTCTCATCCGAGTGAGCGCGGATGTGGTGGTCAGCGTACTCGGTCACCGCGTTGAGCCAACCCCACGCAGTCTCCTGCGCTGTCTCAAGCATGGCGCCCTTGGCCGCGCCGTTGAAGAGTTCGAGAACTCGAACATAACCACGCGACTCCTTGACCTTGTCGGCATCCTTGGTTGTGCCAGTCTTGAACAGGTGGAGCGTGAGGTCTTCTGCCAAGGGACGGGACAGGCGGATACCCGCCAGTTGCCTGCTCATCTCCATGAAGGCATGGAACTCAGCGTTGGCGTTCTCCAATACTGATTGGACTTCTTCAGGCTTGAACTCGCTGCGGTGCGTCACCCGCACTGCGGCCTTGCCCTCGCGTGCCATGCTCAGGGTGTTGTTGCACACAACCCGGACGGTAGTCCACCGGGCCTCGGTGGCCAGGGAGCCATCGGCGGAGGTAGACAGGAGAGCGTAGGGCACAACCTTGTCGGAGTACCCATCGACGCATACGCCTTCGGCGAGCTTGGCGGTGGCGAAATAACGCTTACCCCCAAACAAAACACCGGCTGACTCAATCGTCATGCCACCGGCTTGCGCCCAGTCACGGAAGAACTCCAGCACCTCACGGGGCTGAACAACCTTATACGAATCCGACACCACGCCCAGGGCGTCCTTGGTGTCGCTGCGGAACAGCACCACCTTGTCCTTCACTACCTTCATCTGATCGGCGTTCTGCCCACGCTCGGTGGCGTAGCGCACATAGCCACGCTGCACTTCATAGTTCATACCGGCTTCCTCTTGCCATTTCTCAATGGACTGCCCGGGCAGCATCAACTGCCCCAGGCCGTGCCACTCGCGTTGCGTGGAGGCGTACTGGGCGACGCCGTTGGTGATTGCGATTTGATGTGCCATTTGCTTTCTCCTAGTTGAGATTGCCGCTGATCCGCAGCGGCTACGGGTGTCCAGATGTGGACAGTGTAACCCCTTCCCACAGATATGGGAAGGGTCGGGTGAAAAAAATTTCAGGTCAGGTCGAACAAGCGGTGCTGCAGGTTGGCCACGTACTCCGCCTCCTCGTGCATGCCCAACGCTCTGAGGCAGTGCGTGAGCAGGCTCGCCGTCATCAGCGCGTCGCTTGCGGTGCGCTTCAGATGCAAGTTCGTCAGTCCTGCAAGCAGGTCAGCGCGTTCTTTCGCAGTAAGCGAATCGATGAAGTCTTTGGTTACTCCGTTGGTCATTTGCTTTCTCCTTAGCTGACGCTGACCTCGAAGGTCAGGTCGCGCACTGCGTCCTTGACGGCATCCTCCAACTCGTGCTGCTTTACGAAGTCGTCGAGGTCATGGTCTTCCATTGTGCGGAGCATCCTGTCGTACTCGTCATGGTCGTACTCTTCCTCGTGGGCGCGGATGGCTTCCTCGATCTTGGCCTCGACCATGCTGCCCACCAGCGGGGTGACCAGTTCACGCAGGGCGTCCATGTCTACGGTGACGTTCGTCTCCTTCTGAAAGAGCGAAGCCTCGGTCAGTCGGGTTTCTAGTGCAGCGATGCGCTGAGCCAGTTCTCCCACGATGTTGGCGTGCTGTTGCTGGATGGCCGTGATGTGCGCCTCGACGGCGGCAGTGACGGCGTTGTTGAAGATGGTGTTGATGTCAATCATGGTTGCTTTCTCCTAGTTGATGTGCCACTGAACCGCAGTGGCCACGGGGTTTCAATGCAAAGGCCCACGCTCGATGGTGTAGACCCTGTCGCCGTTGCGTACGCTGACCTCGTCCTCGGGGTCGCGCTTGCTCAGTTCCTCGATGACTTGGCAGTAGGTCATACCCGGTAGCATCTCAGCATCGAGATCAGCCGCGCTGCGTAGGTACTCGATCAGTTCCTTGACCTTCATGACCTGTGTTCCTGGTACTTGATGTAGAACTGAGTGAACAGGTCGGGGAAGGCAGCGCGTAGGCGTGCGTTGTTGTGGCTGTCGGCGTGGACATACGCCTTGCCGATGCTCTTAGCGAAGTCACCCCCCTCACCGATCATGCACAGCGCAGCGTGCAGGTAGTCGTCGTCCTTGGTGGGGCGCACGGGTAGTGCGGTGATGTTGTCTTTCATGCTGGCACCTCATCTCCTTCTGTGTTGATGTCCACGAGTCGGCCAACCCCATCCCAGGGGTCAACAGGGTAGTCGGCGGCGATGCGATAGCGCGTGCCCGCCACCCACACATATACCTCGGCGTCGCCGTTGACGCCAGCTTCTTGCAGTGCTTCGATCAGGTCTTTCACTTTCATGGTCACTCTCCTTTCTTGATGTACTCGACAAGCGCTTCCATCGCATCGATGGCGGTGTCGAAGCTCTCGCCCTTGTTGATGTAGCCCCCAGTGATGGGGCCGGTGGACTTCCACACCTTGTACGCACCCTCGTTGCCGACGATCTGGTAGGTGTAGAGGAACTCTTCGTTGTCGTAGGTCTGCATAAGAACTTCGTTCATGGCTTTCTCCTTGGGTTGTGGGGCGGCGACATGCCGCCCCGGGTTGGTTAGGCGCAGACGATCTTCTTGATCTCCTTGCGCACGACTTCTTCCTCGTAGCCCTCGACCACTATGCGGCAGGTCGGCGAGTCGCTCTTCACGTAGGTGTAGAGGGTGATGTAGACGCGGAAGGTGTTGGGAATGGGTTCTTCGTTGGTGTCCAACCAGCGTGTGTGCTTGCTTGGCTTGGGCGTCCAGGCGATGGTGCGGTTGAAGCTGAAGTCCCGGTTGGGTGCGTCGCTGTAGGTGTAGTCAGAGGTCTGCGTTTGCCACTCGTCACCTGCGAACTTGGCCAGGAGCTTGGTCAGTTGCTTGTCCTTGAAGGACTCCAGGTCGCGCATGGTGAGCGTGAAGTTGACGCTGTCGCCGTAGTCGCTGAGATGCAAGCGCACCTCCTTGCGCAGGGCAGGGGGGAACATCATGAGGATGTTCTTGACTTCGGGGTGGCGAGCAAGCTCGATCCGCAGGGCCTGCTTGTGCAGGGCGATGGTGGCGTTGCGTTGTGCTGTTTGAATCTTGTTCATGGTTGCTTTCTCCTAGTTGAATGGGGCCGAAGCCCCGATGAAAAGGGGGTGGCGTCACCCCCGTTAAGACCGGGTCACCGTGACCCGGAAATCTGAATGACCTTGGCCATCTTCCTGCCGTGTGCGGGGTAGGTGATGACGTTGATGGACTTGTCCCAACAGGCGCGGCACCCGTCGCACTTGCCTTCGCGGTCGTAGGCGCCGCAGATGAAGGTGTGTTTGGGCTTGACCCCCGACGGCGCTATCGTGCTGCCGTGTAGCCCGGGTGTGTACCCACCATCGACGCTGTCCGCGCTGAACCTGACCATCACATTGGGCAGCGCCCGCATCTCGTCGATGACAGCCTGGAACTTGGGGAACTTCGCCATCCGGGTGGGTAGCCAGTGCTTGGTGTCGGGCGTCTGCTGCATGACAGCGAGAATCTTTTTGGCCAGACCCAAGGCGTACATGTCGCCGCTGTCGAACCACCTGAAATACTTTTCCCCACTGAGCGCAGCCACCATGTCCGTGACCCACGCGGGACGGCGCCAGTCCTCCTTGTTGTGGATGCGTGGTGCCTTGGTTGTGGGCATGATGTAGCGCCCCGTTGTGGCGTAGCACCCGCTGCACGCAGGCACTAGCGTGCCGTCTTTGTTTTTACTGCCCGGGCAGGTATCCAACGCCTCAAGCGACCAAGACTTGATGCCGTCGAGCTTGCTCGTCACGCTGATCTTCATTTGCTTTCTCCTTCGTTGGTTGTGATTGCGACATTTGTCGCAATCGGTTTTCTCCGTTGCTTGGTCTTGGCATACCGGCCTTCGATTACCCAGGGTATTCGATGCCGCACGCCGGGAATAACTGTGCCCTGCGTGTACAGGTTTTTCAGTTCGAGTATTTCCTCCGGGGTTATATAGGTTTCGAGCTTCGTCTCCTCCTCGGTTGGAGTAATTGAATTGCCAACGATATTGGCACGGTATTTAATCTGGTCGCGCACTCGCTCCAGTATCTCGGCGTACCGCGTGTAGAACGGTATCCAGGTATCCGCAGCCCAGGCGCCGTGCCGCAAGCGAGCGGCGGTTTGTGCCCTGCTTAGATGTATCTTCGGGTTGGGGTCGTTGTAGAGCGAGGCCATGTTGCGGTACGAGTCGCGCTTGCGGTTGGCCGTCTCTAGTTCCTCGCGCACGGCGTCACCAATGGCGGCGTTCCAGTTCCTGATCCGGTCGAGCTTGCGCATGTGGGTGCTGCGGCGCATGGCGTCGCTGCGACTGAGTCGCTTGCGGTACTCCACCGAACGGTTGATGCGCTCGATGGCCCGGTAAGAAAGCTGGCGCAGGTTGATCACATCGGTGCGCTCGCGGTCGCTCATCTCGCTGAGCTTGCGCTCAGGACGGCACACGTTGCACACCTCATGCAGCACACGGTACGCGCCGTGCCATCGGCGGAAGTCTCTCAAGGGTCGCTCGGCGGCACACTCAGGGCACACGCGAGACGCAATGGGGCGAGTCATGAAGGGCTCCTTCGGTTGAAAAGTGGCCAGGATTGGCCGGTTGCGTCCATCGTTTACGGGGTGGTGGACAGGTCTTGGGTAGCATAAGTTCTTGATCTTCCTATGTCTAGTTGCGGGACTGAATCAAATGGCATGGTTTTTTTGAAGCCCAGTGCACCTAAAAGAAAAAGGCTGAGGCTGAGGAAAAAGGAAAGCCCCACACACACACAAAAATACTACTACTACTACATACATAAATAGATATAGATATAGATGTAGTAGAGAGAGGACACCGTGTGGAATCAAGCACTTACGCTACCCAACGCGTGTCCAGCATGGGTGAAAAGGGTGGTTGCTACCAAGAACCTTACAAAATGTCGCCCGACCCTGGGCCGGGCGACAAAGGCGGCGGCGATTGCGACAAATGTCGCAATCAAGGGGTGCGCAGCCAAGTCCTGCGCTCCCAGTACTTGATCTCCTCCTTGCCTTCTTTCTCTTCTATTTCCCTGATCAGGCGCTCGCGTATGCGGCGCAGGTCTTCCTGGGCCTTGGGGTTTGGGTGCCCGCGCAGGGGCAGGGCACGCTGTTGGTGGCGGTTGATGTGGGGCATGGTTCACTCCTCAGTAGTTGTATCCAACGGTGGTTTCGAGAACGAAGCGCCGCCCCTTGCGGTGCAGCACACGGGTGCGGACAGACTCACAGCCACAGCAGTCCCACTCGTGGTGGCATCCCACGCGGGTCAGCGAGTCGGCCAGGGCGGCGGCGGATAGCTTGAGGTTCTGTCCCCTGGGGATGGTTGCCCACCGCAGGTATGTTCCGCCCTCGTCGTAGCTGTTGCCTTCACGCACGAGCTTGGGTGGGGTGAGCTTGGCTGTGCCGATGTCCTGCCACTCGTCGAGGTGGTCGTAGGTGTCCACATAGCGGTGGCTCAGGCGTTGTTCGAGGTGGATGGTTTGCATGGTTCAGGCTCCGTGTCAAAAGTGGCGAGGAAACAGGTGGAATAACGCAACCCCCCTCGCGTTCGGGGTTGCGCCGGGAAATTCGATTGCGACATTTGTCGCAATCACAGCGTCCATGCATGGGCCAGGGCTTGAGCGGCCAGGGTGCGCATGACCTTCTCGTCGTAGCCACGGGCGCGCTTGACCAGGGTCACCGCAGCAGCGAGAAGCTCCTCGGGGATTTCGTACTGCTCGCCCTTGTTTGCGGCCTTGCCCATGATGTCGTCGATGAGTCGCTCCAGGGCCTTGCTTGCCGTCTTGTACTTGGCATGCTTGCCGTCCATCACCTTCTTGCCCTTGGCCTTGCCTTCGCCGTCCACGATGGGCACAGCGTACTTGGGGTACGCGGCCACGATGGGCAGCAGCGTGACCTTGATGGTGTCCCGATCCTTGCCCTTGAGCAGTTCCCTGGCCTGACTGATGGCCGCATCGTAGGCATGCACCGAGTCGAGTGCTTCGGTGATGATCGTGGTGATTGTCTTGGTGCTCATGGTTTCTCTCCTGGGTGATTGCGACA